CCCCCCCCCCCCGCCACTATTCTATCAGAATAGACTGTGTGTACTATTTGGTATACATAACGTTATGCGGGACCATATTCGACTCCTGGCGCTCATGACGGTGGACTGTCGTCCGGTCATTTCGTCTCTAGTCGTCGAATATTCGACTGTCACCTTATCTTGGATTACGGCGTAGTCCTTGATATGTTTTTTATCTAAAATTTCTTTTTTTAATTTAATTTATTCAATCCGGCGGTATCAGTTTACTAGTGTGACTTGCCCCGCCGGGGCGAAATTTATTATGAGGGAATTTTCCCTTTAATACGTTATTCTTATGAGGAGGAAAAAATAATGAGAATGACTATAAAGTTAAATAAAGAATATGTGGCACATCAATTGTGTGAATACTTAAATATTATGGCTGTCAATAAAGGAGTAGCCGACGATTTTATCTGCTATCAAATTGATGGCAATACTTTAAGTATTTGTGCCATCAATGATAGTATTAAAATAATTAATGTTAATCAGGCTATTAAAGATTTGGCTAATGCTTTGGAGGTGCTAGTATGAGATTTGTATTTTTCGGTGAGTTATATAAAAATACGATTATCGAGGCCGGCTCTTATAAAGAGGCTTACGATATCATCGTAGATGAATTCTATACTGATTGTGTTTGTGCTGGTTGTAAGGCACAAACTGCAGGTATAGAATTTATTGAAATATCGGCTTGGGCCGAGATTTGGGACGAAGAAGAAGAACAATTCTTCTCCTATGAGCGTCATCCAATGTTTATATGTGAGGAAGACGATTATAAAAAGCTTCCTCAATCGTTTCTTGATTTATTTAAATAAAGAATTAGTGTCGTGTATTTTACGGCCCGGCACTTCTCTCTTTATTTAACTTGTCCCTCCGGGACGAAATTTATTATGAGGGAACTTTCTCTCAATTTTATCATTCAACATAGAGGAGGAAATAAAATCATGTTGACAATTACTTACTTATATACTTTAAAATTAAATAATTCTTATTTGAGCATTTACTCTGAGGACAGCACTATGTCCGTTCTTAAAGAGTATCCAGGTGCTCAGCTTATTAGTAAAAATGAAGTCGGTTATAGAATGGTTATGGCTGACTAATCTAATTAATTATAAGGGCGTTAGATAAATGACTATTTAACGCCCGCATCATTCGTTCAAAAAAGGAGAATTATCATGAACGCAGTAAAATCTTATTTAAACACTTGGTTTGAAGCTTCTCCATGGAGCTATCGTTTATTCTTTTTCGCTGTAGGTTACAGCATTGTTAGTTTAATTATCGCATAGGAGGTTTATCATGGATAAATTATTAGTAGCATTAGATAAAAAGTATAATGAAAGCCCTTGGTTATTCAGAATTTTCTTCTTTATGCTTGGTTATGTATTAACTGATTTAGTTGTAAAAGCAACTAGAAAATAATTAATTCAGTGTGGCTACGGGAGAAGTCGATATCACATCATATCGCTTCTTCCTTTTCTTTTTTTGCGTAATTTACGGCTTGGTACGGTACGACATTCGGTCGCCTCCGGCCCGAAATTTCTTTTGCGGGATTTGCTGCTTGGATAAATGGCATAGTTCTGGGTTACCTAAAAAACCTCTTTCTGAACTCCTATAAAACACAATACAATCCTAACCAGAATTGTGTCATTTATCCAGATAGTAAATATCTGGTTCTCCTCCTCTCTACTACAACTGTCGTCGGTGAAAACTAGACGATGACAGTATCGAGTATACTAGTATATAATATTATATTAGTACCTTCGATCCTGTCTTATAAGGGAGGCAGTAAATTTTTATTTTTAGATAAGGGATATTCGGCCCTCATCGAATTATTTCTATAAGGAGGCTATTATTATGGCTAACATTATCGTAACATCTATTCTTGCAGGTACTAAATTGGGCGGTTTCGCCCGCGGTTTCATGGCTTGGGGCAAAGAAAATATTTCTAAGCTTCCAAAATCTGAAGGTGCATTCGTACCGACAGCAGTAAATCATACTGCTGACATCATTAATTTACTTGCGGAGCGTTCCGCAAACTACGACCAAATGATTGGTCAATTAGTGCTACCTGATAGTGTAGCAATTAAAGCGTACCAATTGATGGGTATGTTGAAGGACGATGCTAATATTACAGACGTAGCAAATCGTGCTACTTCTGAATATGACTCAACTGCCCACACTACTTCTTATGCTAATTTAGCAGAAGCATTAGTTGCCAGCAAAGAAGCTGGTGTACAACTTCGCATCACTAGACAAAGTGAACTTTCTGGTTTCGATTTGTCCGTTCCAGATGGCGTAACAGTTGAAGAAGGCGAAGTTCTTAAATTCGTTGATGGGGTTGCTCGTGATGGCATCACATTTGCGAATGGTATGGAAGGTAACTACGAGTATAAAGTAGCAAAACGCCATAATGGCGACTTATATGCTCGTCGTCCGGAAACTGCTTCTTCTAAAGCAGTGAACACATTGGCTACAAAAGTATTCAACCTTGTACGCGAAATTCCTAATCGTGCAGTTGAAACTGTAGACGGCGTATTTTAATCTAAAGGGGGCCGACATGGCTCCCTTATTTTTTATTTAAATAAGAGGAGGCTATTATGGCAACTTTTAAACTTGTAAATCAAAATAATTCTATTCTTGAATATATCACAGAAAAAGCTCAAGAAGAGTTTGGAGCTTCTGTATCTCAAGAAGAAAATACTTTAACTATCGAATGCGCAGACGATGTCGTAGAAGACATCTTATCCGCATATAAGATGGCAAAATTTAAAGCTACAACCGGTGGATTAGTTAACTGGGGTGGCAAAAAGATTGGTACTGTAGCTGGCGTCGCAAAAGACGCTGGTATTGGCGGTATCAAGATTGTATCCAAAGGTCTCTTTGGTGGCCTTAAAAAGGTCGCTGAGCTTGGGATTGGTGGCACAAGTGTTATTGTGGACGAAGCTAAGTCCTCTTGGTCTGAATTGACTAAGAGCGATGAAATTCGTTCTATCAAAAAGAGCTTTGGCTCTACTGGTAACAATAGCGATGATATCGTTATGGTTACTGGTGAACAACAAGCTGAAGCTCAAGGTTAGTTAAAAGAGTTTAGATAATGGGTGCACACGGGAGTGGGTCGCATCTGTTATCTAAACCTTATTTTTAATCTAGACATAAGATTAGTGTCTATAAATAAATAATCTAGTTGGCTTACTATAGCGGGCAATAAAGCTATAGACTACTACTGGGTTCTTCATGCGTTCATACCAGTTTTAGTAGGAATAAACTGAATGCGTCAGCTGTATGGAGGCTTGCTAGTGCCACACACTACCATGCAGTTTAGAATAGCCGATATAAGAAGCTGATGTGGACGGACCAACGCATGACCATAAGCTAAGCGTTGTAAAATAAACTTATGGAGCCTATGGAGATGCCCGTGCCATAATAAGGTTACAAATTCGGGAACATAATATTAGCTTTAGTTTGGGAGAGTATTAATGGCTCCCGACTAAAGCTATATTTTTTTTGATGCGGAGTCCTGTATATAGAATTCCGGCTTGCTCTTAAAAATTATTTTAATATATACATATATATTGGAGTATGATTTTAATACAGTATATATGTATGTACTAAAATTATTTTTTTTGATTTAATATGTTGCATATGTAACATATTTAATTGGGTGGCTATGATTACTTATAGCGTGAAGTTATTAACGCTTGGTAAAGCCACACGAGCGCCCTATAAGCGAGCGCTAGCGAGCGAATTAAGTTTTTGTTGTAGATCAGGCCGAGCGCAATCGAGGCCGGTGTTAATAGTTCTCTGCTATCTCTCTTTCAAGAGAGTAGATAATTTATTTTATTTATTTAACAAGGCGAGCGTAAGCGAGCCGTATATATGTCTCTTGTTACTTCTCTTTTAGAGAAGTAAGTATGTGTTTGTTATTATATAGTAATTCTCTGTTACTCTCTTTCTAAGAGAGTAAGTGTTTATTTATTATATTTGTTTGGAGCGAGCGAAGCGAGCGTATAGTATTCTTTGTTATCTTTCTTCCTAAGAAAGTAAGTATGTATATTATTATATATATTATATTATTAGCGAACGAACGTATGTGAGTGAGCGATTATATTAGTATATATTATATTAGTATAGTCTCTTGTTACTTCTCTTCTAGAGAAGTAAGTTAGTGTATTAAGCTTTTAGCTTATAGTAGACGATCCGTTAGGATATAGATAGGTTAGATAAGGAAGCGNAGGAAGCGAAGAGGGAGCGTGAGCGACCGATTTAAGCGACTGCCTTAAGCTATCTATATGTATAGTATAAGGAGGCCGAGCGAAGTGAAGGCCGCATAGCAAACGTTTAAGCGTAGGCGAACGTCAGTGAGCTGGAGCAATAAGGAGGCCATAGGCCGACGACCGTGAGCGGTATACTATGGCGAATACTATATAAAAGCGAAAATCTGGGCTGAAAAATCTGAAATTGAGGCTTGGGAAATTTCGAATATTTTTCGCCCCCGATATCTATTTTGTATTGCTTTATCTAAAAGTAATATTAGTTAAGATTATTATATATATATTTAAGTAGTAAATATATATTAAGTATTATATATATTATATATTAGTATAAGGACACTGTTGCTAGTTATTCAATTAGG